TTTCTTTCCACGCCGGCCGATATTGCAATCTATGGCGGAGCGGCGGGCGGCGGCAAGTCGTATGCGCTCCTGCTCGAAGGTGCAAGGCACAAGCAGAACCCGAAATTCGGCGGCATGATCTTCCGGCATAATGCGAACCAGATATTCGCAGAAGGTTCGCTATGGGATACGAGCATGGCGCTCTATCCCCTGCTCGGAGGTAAGCCGCGGAAGTCGCCGAAGCCTCAGTTCGTGTTCAAGAGCGGCGCGAAGATCACGTTCGCGCATATCGAGCGGGATGAGGATGTGCATGGCTATCAGGGCTCACAGATCGCGTTCATCGGGTTCGATGAGCTCACGCACTTCACGAAGTTCCAGTTCTTCTACATGCTCTCTCGAAACCGCAGTACATGCGGCGTCAAGCCGTATATGCGGGCAACTTGCAACCCGGATGTGGATTCATGGGTCGCGGATTTCATCGCGTGGTACATCGATCAGGAAACGGGCTATCCGATCGAAGAGCGGTCGGGCGTGATCAGGTGGTTCATTCGGCGCAATGACGAGATCTTTTGGGCGGACAGCGAGCAAGAGCTGATCGATAGGTTTGAGCTCAGGACGCCGGAAGAGCTGGCGGAGCCGAGATCGTTCACGTTCATCGCGGCAAAGCTCTCGGATAACAAAATCCTGATGGAGCTGAACCCGCAATATCTGTCGAACCTCAAGGCGCTGCCGCAAGTCGAGCGTGAGCGCCTTTTGTATGGCAACTGGAAGATCAAGCCAGCGGCGGGGATGTACTTCAAGCGGGCGCATGTGCAGCTCCTTGAGGAAGTCCCGGATGATGTGGTGCGATGGGTGCGGGCGTGGGACTTCGCGGCGACGGAAGATCGGAAAGAGAATAACCCGGAAGATGGACCGGCGTACACGGCGGGCGTTTTGATCGGCAAGCGCAGGTGCGGGCGATGGGTGATCGCGGATGTAGTCAATCAACGGCTCAGCGCGGCGCAGGTCAAGGCGACGGTCTACAATACGGCGCTGGCAGACAAGGTGAAGTACAAGCATGTTCGGATCAGGTTGTCGCAAGACCCCGGACAGGCGGGCAAGGATCAGGCGGAGCAGTACGTCAAGCACCTCGCGGGGTTCTCGGTCGCTGTCGTGCGTGAAACCGGCAGTAAGGAAACCCGTGCGGAGCCGTTGTCGGCTCAATGGGAGGCGCGGCCCGGTTATGACAAAGGCAATGTTGATGTGGTGATCGGCCCGTGGAATGAGGCGTTTTTCGCCCAGCTTGAGAGCTTCCCACAGGGCAAGTTCAAGGATATGGTCGATGCGAGCGCAAATGGGTTCAATGAGCTCGAATCGAAGAACCGGCAGATCCCGCTGGATCAGAGCGCGGCGCAACAAACCCACGAGAGCAAATGGTCGGTGTAAGGTGGTGTGTTCATGGATTTCGGGTTCATGCGAGTTCCCGGAAAGTACAACCCGTTCGATGAGCAAGGCCGCGTCGGTCAGCTCAAGTATGCGGGCGTGTTCTTTGAGGAATTCCAGAAAGAGCTGGTAGGCCGGAGCGGGGTCGAGGTCTATAAAGAGATGGCGGATGGCGACGATGTGATCGGCGCGATGCTGTTCGCGATCGAGATGCTTGTCCGGCAGGTGCGGTTCGAGGTCGAGCCGGGTGGCGATTCGGAAGAGGATGAGAAGGCGGCAGAGTTCATCAAGGGCTGCATGGATGATATGCAGCAGACTTGGCAGGATACGCTGTCGGAAATCTTGTCTTTCCTCCCCTATGGGTGGAGCTATCATGAAATCTGCTATAAGTGGCGGATGGGTAAGAAGTCGAAAAAGTCGCTTTCCAGCAAGTTCGATGATGGCCTGATCGGGTGGCAAAAGCTGCCGATCCGGGCTCAGGATACGCTATGGCGCTGGGAGTACGATGAGGATGATGAGCTGATCGGCATGTCGCAGATGGCTCCGCCTGATTATCAGGTGCGGTTCATCCCGCTCTCGAAGGCGCTGCATTTCATCACGAAGAGCCGCAAGTGGAACCCGGAGGGCAAGTCGATCTTGCGCAATGCGTACAGGGCGTATTACTACAAAAAGCGGTTCCAAGAGGTCGAGGGGGTCGGTGTTGAGCGCGATCTTGCGGGCTTGCCGATGCTGCAGCCCCCGGAAGATATCGATATTTGGGATGCGAATGATCCCGATATGCAGATGATGCGGGCGAGCGCGGAAAAGCTCATCCAGAATGTGCGCAGGGATGCGGTCGAGGGTGTGCTCATTCCCCCGGGATGGACGTTCTCGCTGATCAGCGGCGGAAGCAAGCGCCAGTTCGAGATCGGCACGATCATCGATCGGTATGATAAGCGCATGGCTATGACGGCAATGGCGGATTTCATTCTGCTCGGGAGCGGTGCGGTCGGATCGTTCGCGCTGTCGAGCGATAAGACCGACCTATTCGGCGTCGCGCTCGGAACGTACCTCGATATCATCTGCGAGGTGTTCAACAATCAGGCGATCCCGGCGCTGATCGAGCTGAATCAGCGCGTGAAGGGCGCGTTTAAGGGTCTTAAAGAGCTCCCGAAGATGGTGCATTCGGATGTGGAGAAGGCCGATCTGGACAAGATGGGCAATTTCTTGGAAAAAATGATCGGCGTCGGTCTGATCACGCCGGATGCGAAGATGGAGCAGTATGTCCGGCGCATGGCTGATCTTCCCGATCCGGTCGAGGGTGATGTGGATGAAGATAATGGTCAGGGGCAGCGGCAGAACCCGAACCGGCAGCCCCAGCAGAATCAACCCCAGCAGCAGACGGCTCAGGGGGCTCAGAATCCGGGCAAGGGCGGGCAGAAGCCGATGCCCGGTTATCAGTCTAAGCCAGCCCAGGGAGCGGATCAAGCGGGGGCGGAGAGGGCTGCGGAGAAGGCTGAGCTGAAAGAGAAGATGCGCAAGGCGTGGATGGCGGGTGATTCGGATGGCGGGCGCTCAGGCGAAGCTCGATAAAAAGGCGCTTGAGGATTTCCTGCTCAAGCGGGAACCCGCGCTCGCGAGGATCGTCGCTCGTTTCACGCATGATCTGGCGGATGCGATCACCTATGAGCAGATTCGGAATGCGCTTCTCAGCGGAGCGCTCGATGAGGCATGGCTGAAAAAGCTCAGGGTGGCGTACAGCGATTTCATTCTCAGCTCGATCGTGCCGGAATGGGAGAAGGGCGTTCAAGCGGGCGGGGCGTACACGAAAACCGCAGATGGGTTCGTGTTCGATCCTCAGCAGGTCGCGATCACGCAATGGGCGCAGAACCGCGCGGCGAGTTTGGTCGTGGATATCGAAGATCAACAGCGGCGGGCGATCGGAGCGCTTGTGGAGCATGCGGTCAATAACGAAGGGCTGGGCGTGGATCAGCTCGCGATGGTGATCAGGCCGATCATCGGGCTCTATCCGGCGCAGGTTGTCGCGAATGCGCGCTATTATGATCTTGTCAGAAGGACGCTAATCAAGAATCACCCTAAAACACCGGTCGAAAGGCTGGAAGATCGGGCGCGGAAGTCGGCGGCTCGATATGCTGAGTGGCAGCACCGGGCGCGGGCGGCTATGATCGCGCGCACCGAGCTTGTCACGGCGTACAATGCGGGCCGGTATTACTCGGTTGGTCAGGCGGTCGCTCAGGGCTATCTGCCGCCTGTCGAGAAGGTATGGGTCACGGCGCTGGATGAGCGGGTGTGCGATGATTGCAAGGCGCTCGAAGGCGTTCGAGTGGGCTATGATGCGGCGTTCACATCGAACCCGAAAAAGGCTCGGTATTCGGAGGGCCTATTCCCGCCGCTGCATCCGCGCTGTCGGTGTGTGGTGACGTATGAAGAAAAGCTCGGGGAGGTGGATGGTGCATGAACGGTCAGAGCGTATTCGAAATCGCAAAAACCGATGATGAGAAGCGCTTGATTTTCGGCTGGGCGTCGGTGTCCGCTGATCTGAGCGGGCAGATGATTGAGGATTTGCAGGGCGATATGCTCGGGATCGATGAGCTCGAACACGCGGCGTATGAGTACGTGCTCGGGTTCCGCGATGCGGGCGAGCGTCATGATCCGGCGCTGAGGAAGAAGGGCCGGTTGGTCGAGAGCGTCGTGTTCACGCCGGAGAAGGTCAAGGCGATGGGCATCACCGGGCCGATGAAGGAAGCGTGGTGGGTCGGCTTCTACATCGATGATGATCAGGCGTGGGAGAAGATCAAGAGCGGCGAATACGAGATGTTCTCGATCGAGGGCAGGGCGGTTCGCGAGGATATGGCGAAGAGTTTCGGCGATCTGCTCGCGAAGTTCAATGAGAACCACGATCCCGATGATGGGAAATTCTCTTCGGGATCGGGCGGGTCGGCGGCACCGGCTGCGAGTTCCGGCACGGGCAGCGTCCTCGGGAAGCTCTCAAGCAACGATTACGGGCTCACCAAAGAGGGCTATGCTCAGTTCAAAAGCTCCACGGCAGCGAAGCGCTATTCCGATGAGTGCGGAAAGGGCGTCAAGCTGTCACCGGATCAGAAGGATAGCCTGGGAGAGTATCAGGTGTCCTCAGCGAACATGAACAACCGTCTGCGCGCGGGCGATGCAAAGAGCGATGGCTACAAGATCAAGGATATTGATCAGGCCATAGGCAAAAGCAAGCTGCCGGATAATGTGCTTCTGTTCCGGGGCATCGATGGCGAGGGCATCAAGGCGATGGGCTTGAAGTCCAATGGGGAAGCTGATCTCAAGGCGATGATCGGGAAACCCCTGTCGGATAAAGCGTACATGTCCACCACGGCAGATCGGGCGATCATGGATAAGTTCATGCAAAGCCCGGCAGGTGGCGAGGGCGTTGGCATCATCATCAAGGCATCAAAGGGCATGAATGCGCTTCCTGTCAGCGCTGGGAACGGTCTATACGGGAACAGGGAAAGCGAATTCATCTTGCCCCGCAATGCAGGATTGAGGATAACGGGTGTTGTGAAGCAGGGCAACAGGTCGTATCTGGTGGCGCAGTATGGGGATGACGTGTCGAAGGGCTTCCGGGATGCGCTGAGCGAGCTCGATGTGGAAACCGGCGTTCAGGCCGGAACGGCAGCATCGTTCGCGGAGCTGATGGCACACAGCGGCGAGCCGGTCAAGCGGAAGAGCCTCGCGAAGTCGTTCCTCGAATGGCTGCAGAAGTTCAATCCATATCATGATCAGAAGGGCAAATTCACCAGCGGCGATACCGCGACGATGTTCTCAGCGACGCCGTCGCTGATCGCGAGCAATGCAAAGCTCGCGTCGATGATGGAGGATTTCACGCATCGGAGGAACATGATGCGTGATGCGGCTATGTCGCTTGGAATCGGGGGCGGAAACAATACGCAGCCCGCGAGCGCTGTTGTGAATGGCAAATTCAGGATCAATCTGCTGAACATGAACAATGGCGGCGGCAGCGATCCGCTCTATGAGCAGCATGTGGAAGAGGCAAACCCGAAGCCGATCCCGAAGATCACGGTAAGCATGCCACAGACGCCGGGAAAGGCGGTCGATTGGCACAATGTCAGCGATGCGGATTTCATGGATACACTCAAGAAACAGTGTCCGGGCTATGATCAGATCATCGATTCGCTCGATAGGAATGGAATCGATCTGAGCGCGAAGTGGGGAAGCTCTCCGCTGGTTGATACAAAGCAGAATGGCGATATGGCGCTCACAGAAATCTACAAGCACCGGGGATTCAATGCGCTGCCCACGATGATGGATAAGGCTGCTGTCAAGCAATACATTGATGCGAAGAAAACCCCGGAGCTCTACCGGGGCATGGGAACGAGTACGAGCGGGCAATCGGGCGCGGATAAGCAAACTCGGTTCGCGCAGGACCCGCTGCATTTCGCGGGCCTCGGAGTGCTGGGCAATGGCACTTACGCGGCGCAGACGCCGACCGGCAAGAAAACGTATAGTTGGAATACCGGCTTGAAAGTCGCGCGAGCGTACTCGCATGGAGCTCAGGATGGAACTGTGCGCATGACGCTTGATAAAACGGCGAAGAAGGCCACGTTCGCGGCGGTGAGGAAGGAGCAGCAAGCGTTCCAGTACCGCGTGATGAGTGCAACGCATCAAGGCTTGCTCAGCTTAAAACAGTCGAACGCGCTGATGCATCTCACGGATGATCCGGGCAGATTCGCAGCGCTCAGGGGCTATGATGCGTACTATGAACGCGGAAAAAAGAATAGCGGCGCGAACGCATCTCATCCGTTTTGGGTGTTGCTCAATCGCGGTAAGATCATCATCCAGAATGAGAGGTACACATAATGATCAGCATGCTTGAGAGCGAAACGGTCGGGTTCTACCTGCCGATCATCGCGGAGCTCTATGGCTCGGATGTGCAGGACAAGCTGGTGAAGGCGTGTATCGATGCGGATTCGCTCGCTGATCTCCCGGAGCCGTTCGGAAAGATTCTCTTCACGGCTCAGTCGATCGTGGATGGCACCTATAAGCCGGATGAGGATGAGAAGGACGAGAAGGGCGGCAAGGAAGAGAAGGGGCCAGGGGTGGCAAAGACCTTCTCTCAGGTGTGCGCGGAAGCTGAGGATGGCGCGAAGTCATTCTCGGAAATGCTAGATCATCTCGCGAAGTTTAATCCGTACCATGCTCCGGACAGCGGGAAGTTCGCTACGGGCGGGACGGCAGGGGTGATCTTGTCATTCAAGGCTCCGCCGAAGCCGTGGAAAGAGAACAGCAGCATGACGAAGTATCTTTCCACCGGGCCGGATGGCAAGGATCACATCAGCCCGGAGCGGCAAGCGCTCTATAACAAGATCATCAATGACACGTTCAAGGATATCGAAAAACCGGCGCCGGGTGAGCAGCGGTCGATCGTGTTCATGGGCGGCGGCGGCGGGAGCGGCAAGAGCTATCTGCTCGATTCTCGTTATATCGACACGCCGCCGAAGGCTGCGAAGAAGGCTGTCCATATAAACCCGGATGATATCAAGGATCAACTGCCGGAATACAAGGAAATGCTCGCTGGGCCGCCCGAGGTGCAGAAGGAAGCGGCTGGTTTCGTGCATCAGGAATCGAGCATTCTGGCGAACCGGCTGGTGAAGATGGCGGTCGCGCGCGGCTACAATGTCGTGCTGGATGGCACGGCGTCGGATGAGAAGAAAACCACGGCGCAAGCGAAGCTCGCTCGCGAAGCCGGGTACAAGGTCGAGGCGCATTATGTGCAATGCCCGCTGGAAACGGCGATGGCGGCAAACATCAAGCGATTCCACGAAACCGGTCGCTATGTGCCGGAAGATATCTTGGTGGATGCGCATAAGGCGGTGAGCGAGAACTTCGCGAAGCTCGCGAATAAGGGCATCTTCGATAAGGTCGATCTGATCCAGAATGATCGGCAGAGCCCGCTCAAGACGATCGCGAGCGCGGTCAAGGGGAGCAAGCTGCAGGTGCATGATGAGGCGGCGTACAAGGCGTTCGAGGATAAGAAGAATTTCGTGTATCCACCGGCAAAGTGACGCTTGACAGATGTGGTACGCTTAGTGTGAGGGGAGTGAACAAAAAATGTCAATGTATGGGCTAAACAGGAAAGAACAGTGTCAGGTGATCGATACCGCTCAGGCGAGCAAGCCCTTCTCGGAGTGTCCGGTTCAGAGCGAAGGCGCGAAGAAGTTCTATGATTCGCTCATATACCAGATGGAGCGCTACCCCGGCGTGAGGTTCGATTACCCGGAGCTCGATGATGATTCCACGGGAGATGATGCGCTCGAAGCGGTCATGTTCGAGGGGATGAAGCTCGATGAGTAAGCGCATGCGCGCGGTTCTCGGGGATATCACAAAGATGCGGGTGGATGCGATCGTGAATGCCGCAAATGAATCCCTGCTCGGGGGCGGCGGCATCGATTATGCGATCCACAAGGCGGCGGGGCCTGATCTGCTCTATGAGTGTGCGGGGCTGGGGGGCTGCGATACCGGAGATGCGAAGGTAACGGGTGCGTACCGGTTGCCCTGCAAGATGATCGTGCATGCGGTCGGGCCGGAATACAGCTTCGGGAAGTACTGCGATGATGAAGAGTTGCTTCGGTCGTGCTATAAGCGGTCGATCGAAGTGGCGAGCGAGCGCGGAGCTCGCACGATCGCGTTCCCGTCGATCAGCACCGGCATCTTCAAGTACCCGGCAGAGGAAGCATGCGAGATCGCGGTGGATGAGGTCAAGAAAATGCTCGGCATTCACCCGGAGATCGAGCGCGTCGATTTCGTGTGCATCGATGAGTACAAGTACGGGCTCTATGAGAAAGAGCTCGAACGAGTGGCATAATCGAATATGGGGCTCAGCCGCCGCAAGGCGGTTTTTTCATGCTCAGAAATCGCGGGAGGTGATCGGGTTGCCGGTGGTGGCGAAGAGCTTCGGAGAGCTCATGACGAGGCTCGGAGCTGGAAGCTCTCAGAAGCCGGGAGAAGGGGCCGATGCTCGGGATGGCCCAAGTGGTAGGGCAGACGCAGAAATCGCCCGAGAGGGCGGCTTTAATGCGTTTAATTCGATCCCGGCTGGTTTGATCTGGAAAGCGTCGAGTTTTGACGAGATGATCGAGAAATTCAACCCCTATCATGATCAAAAAGGCAGGTTCTCGGATTCGGGCGGCGCGGCGTCGTTCACATACAAACCGGGCGCGAGTGCGGCGCATGACAAGGCGATCGCGCGGGCCCGGGCAAGCGCGGCGGCGGCGGATGCAGCGGCGGAGGAAGAGAAGAAATACAAGAAATTCTCTGCTGATGATAAGGATGGGATGAAGGCGTACATCGCAAAGACTTCGGTCGAGCAGCAAGCATCGTGGAGCTTGTCAGAGAAGATGGCGATGCAGAAGTACACCGGCTGGGTGTACAAGCCGATCAACAAGCAGATGCGGCATGAGAATGAAGCCGATCTTCCGTTCGATCAGCGGAATGTCGTTCATGATCTTCAAACAGGGCTCGCAAAATCCTCTACCCCGGATGATCTGATGGTCTATCGCGGGCTGGGCTTCACGGCGTCGCAAACAATCTTGCGGCAGATGGGCATCAATAGCCCATCGGAAGCGGTCGGTCACGGGTTCATGGATCGGGCGTTCGGATCATCGTCGCTGGATAGCTCGATTGCGGAATCGTTCGCGTCGCACAATATCGTGATGGAGCTCAAGCTCCCGAAGGGTACGAAGGCGGTCGTGACGGGCGAGAACAGCAATATCCCGGAAGAGAATGAGATCATCATCCAGCGCGGCGCGAGGTACAAGATCACCGGATACCGGCATGATGGGAAGCGCTCGGTTTGGAGCGCGGAGCTAACCGGCACGGATTGACTTTCACAGAGTAAAGTGTCATAATATAGCTGAGAGGAAGTGTCAAAAATGGCAAGCGAAAAGAAGATTAGTCCGAAGGTGCGTTCCGATCGGTTCGAGTGGGACGATGGCGATCTAGTCGTGCTCACACCCGAACAGATCGCGGCAGATGAAGCGAAAAAAAAGGATGAAAAAGAAAAGGCGAAAGGATGAATGAACAAGACCACCTTTAAGAATGAAAATCGGGTGCGCGGTGCGCTGTATGGCGTCGCGGTAGGCGATGCTCTCGGGGCTCCGCTGGAATTCCTCTCAGATTCAGAAATCGGCGAGCGCTACGGGCGCGTCAAGGAAATGCTGGGCGGCGGGTGGCTGCATTTAGATCCCGGTGAGGTCACGGATGATACGCAAATGGCGCTATGCGTCGCGCGCGCCATCGTCGCGAACCCTGAGAATCCTGTCGAAGCGATCCAGAAGAATTTCATCGAGTGGTTCAAGGCTGGCCCCGCTGATGTGGGGAACCAGTGTCGATCGATTCTATCTGCAGCGATTCAATGGGGATGGGCGCGGGCGGAAGAGCTCTCGATGAAGAGGCTCGGTGGGCGCGTGGAAGGCAATGGCGCGCTCATGCGAACGATCTATCCCCCGCTCTTCTATGGGAGCGATCATGCGAGATTCACATCGGCGATCGCGCGGATCACGCACCCCGGCCTGATCAGCACAAGCGTTTGCATCCAGTATGGCGATCTGGTAAGCCAGTTTATCCGGTCGGATAATGCGTCGGGCAAGGGCATCGTGCAGTTCGAGCGTGGAGCTGAGCCGCGCGGCTATGTGCTCGATAGTTTCAATGTGGCAATGGAGTGTTTTGTATGCGAAGATGATTTCGAGGCTGGATTGATTGAGGCGGTTAATCGCGGGGGCGATGCGGACACGATCGGGGCGATCTGTGGCGGCGTCGCAGGGGCGTTCTATGGGTTCGATGCGATCCCGGAGCGCTGGATCAATAGCCTCGATCCGAAGCTCAGGGCTGAGCTGGATGCTCTCGCAGAAATGGCTGCGAGCAGGTAAAATTGAACAGGCCGACGAGCCGCCGCAAGGCGGTTTTTTTGTACCCGATTTTGAGGAATGGGAGGCAGGGTCATGTCGAAGCTGTTGAAAAGGCTGCAGGTGACGAGCGTTGATCTTTGCAAGCGTGGGGCCAATCAGGAGGCCCATATCATGCTCGCGAAGTCTGCGGAAGGAGGTGAAGGTGAAATGAAACATGAAAAAATCGGAAAAGCGATCGCCTACGCGCTGGGCGTAGAGGTGGACGATAAGCTCAATGAGCGGCTTGAGGTCATGAACAAGGCGATGATCGAGAGCGAAAAGTCCATCAAGGGCGATCCGCGGCTGAGCCCCGAAGCGCGGGAGAAGATGCTCGCGAAGAGCGTCGAGGAGTATGGCAAGGCCCTGTTCGATCTTCTCAAGGCTAAGACGCCGAAAAAGAAGGTCGAGGACGAACCCGATCCCGATGAGGACGAGCCCGACGAGGAAGAAGTCGAGGATGAGCCTGTCGAGGAAGAGGACGAGGAAGAGGAACCGGCTGGCGCGGCGGCGGCAAAGAAGCCGCTCCGCAAGAAAGGAGCATGCAAGAAGATGGATCAGTTCCAGATGGAAGTCGAGAAGATGTCGCCCGAGGATCAGGCGGCTCTCGCGGCTCTCAAGGCGAAGTATGGCACCCCCGGCACCGAGCTGCACCCGGATGTGAAGAAGGCGATCGATGAGGTCGCGGCCCTTCGCACCGAGCTCGAAATGCAGAAGATGCGCGGCGTCGCGGCGCAGTACGAGTGCATCGGCAAGAGCACCGATGAGCTCGCCGGGAAGCTCTTGGAGCTCAAAAAGTCCGGCGAGCCCAACTACAATGCGTACATCGCCCTGCTCGATGAGATGAAGAAGTCGGTCGAGGAATCCGGCCTCTTCAAAGAGCTGGGCTCCAACCGCTCCGGTAGCCTGAGCAATGATCTCGCGGCGGCGGTCGCTGAGGTGCAGAAGGCCGATCCGAAGCTGTCCCATGCTGAGGCGGTCGTGAAGGCTTTCGAGCAGAACCCGAACCTCAGCGAAATGTAATCTGAGAGACAGAGGGAGGAAAGCAAGATGGCATATTTCGGAACCAACATCAATGAGTCCCCGGTGATCGCGGGCGTCACGGGCGCTGCGATCGAAGGCGGCGCGTTCAAGGTCGTGAAGTTCGATACCAATGGCAAGGTCGTTCTCGCGGGCGTCGCGGGCGAACCTGTGCTGGGTGTTCTGCCCGCTCAGACGGATGATCTGGCGTCGGGCGATGATGTGACGGTGCAGGTCGCCGCGATCGGCAAGGTCAAGGCGGGCGCGGCTGTCAAAAAGGGCGCGCTGCTCATGACGGATGCGAGCGGTCTGGCGGTCACGGCAACCGCCGCGAAGTACATCTTCGGCATCGCGCTCGAAGATGCGGCTGCGTCCGGTGTGCTGATCAACGTGCTCATTAAGGGCGGCGGCTACGCGCCCGCTGCCTAATTTCGGAAGGAGTGGTATCAGGGTATGAAGAACAACACCGATGTTAAAAAGGCTATGATGGGCGGCACTTGGAAGCCGAACATCTACCTCACGAACCTCGCGATCGCTCAGTTCCAGGCAGCGGAGGATTTCGTTGCGACCCGGCTATTCCCCGTCGTTCCCGTGCAGCTCCCGAATGCGAGGTACTACCAGTTCTCGAAGGGCGATCTGGCGCGGGACAACATGCAGCGCAAGCCGATGTTCGGCAAGGTCACTCCGGCGTTCCTCTCGCTGTCTGAGGACAGCTATGATTGCAAGGTCGATCAGCTCATCATGGGCATCGACCAGCTCTCCGCTCTCCCCTATGAGCGGACGAACGCCCCCGGCGTCGCTGATCCCCGGAAGGCGAAGGTTCAGGCTGCGATGGAGCAGGCTCACCTGCACCTCGATCTGATGTTCGCCGAGAACTACTTCAAGGCCGGCGTCTGGACGAACCAGTGGACGGGCAAGGCGGCGACCCCCAGCACGAATGAATTCTTGCGCTTCGATGTGTCCGGCTCCGATCCGATTTCGTTCGTGGACAATCGGATCATGGAGATCAAGCGCAACGGTCGCCGGAAGGTGAACAAGATCGCGCTGGGCTACAAGACGTTCATCGCGCTCAAGAACAACGCGGCGATCCTCGATCGCGTCAAGTTCTCGGGCAGCTCCGCGAACCCGGCGAAGGTGAATGAGGCGACGCTCGCCGAGCTGTTCGGCGTCGATACGGTCGTGGTGCTGGCGTCCACCTACAACAAGGCGGCGCTGGGCGCGGTTGAGGATATGGCGTTCGTCTGCGACGAAACCGCCATGCTGATGGTCTACGCCCCGGATGCGCCCCGGATCGATGAGCCGAGCGCGGGCTATACCTTCGCATGGGATATGCTGGGCGGCAACCAGTATATCGCGGTGACGCAGTATGAGGGCGAACCCGGCACTCACTCCGAGTTCATCGAGTGCCTGTGCAGCTATGACATGAAACAGACCGGTCAGGATTTGGCCTGTTTCTGCACCGGCTGCGTTTCCTGATCAAAACCCAAATCTGAATAAAGGGGCATGAGGTCATGAAGTTTGTCGCACTCAAGGAATGCGGCTACGATCGTCGCTACTACCCCGGAGAAGTGATCGACGCATCGGTTATCGATGCGTCGATCGTGCATAAGGCGATCGAGTACGGATTCATCAGGAAGATCGATGAAGCGCCTTTGGCCCCGGAGCCTGCTGTGGCCCCGGAGCCCGAGGCGGAAGCGACAATGGCCCCGGAGCCCACGGCTGATCCCCCTGCGCCGGATGAACTCGCAAGCGAGGATCAGCCCGAAGGCGATCCGGCATCGGAAGCTGAGGAAGCGGCGGTCGCGGAAGCGGCAAGGAAAACCGGCAAGGGCAAGGGTGATGCATAGTGGCGACTTACACCTATGATCCGGCGCAGATCAGCCTGTTTAACAAGCACCGGATGCGCTTCGAGCTGGGCGACACTCAGATTGATGGTGGCAAGGATACTTGCGCGCTGTGTGATGAAGAGTATGATGCACTTCTCGGGGAGGGCATCGGCGCTGATGGCTGGCGGGCTGCGAAGATCAGGTGTTTGGAAGCGATCGTGGCGAGGTTCGCTATGGCGGTTGATTTCAGCGCGGGCGGCGCGTCGTTCTCTCTATCGCAGAGATACGATAGGTGGAATGGCATGCTCATAACCGAGAAGAAACGGCGGCAAATGATAACCGCGAACCCGCATGCGCTCGGAGAGGGCTGCGAAGATGGCGGTCATAATTTTTGGCTGGGCCAGCAGAACAACCCGCGTTCGGGGTTTGAACGCTTCGGCAGGTGATTCAGTATGCAGAACAACATCATGTTCGTTCCGGGACAGCAGCTTAAAACCTTTAAGGTATACCGCAAGGCGTCGAGCCTCGATGCGAAGAACCGGCTCAAGTATGGCGAGCTTGAGCCGGTTGATTCTTTCAAGGGAACGATCGCCCAGGCATCCCAGCGCGAGATCGAGCGGTTCAAGAGCATGGAGCACCCGATCACGCACACGATCGTCGCGAGCTTGAGGGCTCCGGTTCAAGCGGAGGACGTTCTCGAACGGGATGGGAAGAAGTATTTCGTGCAAGGCGTGGATGATCCGCTCGGGATCGGGCTCTACACGATCATCTATTGCAATCATGAGGCGGGTGTCAAGTAGTGATCACGATTTCTGTGGATATCGATAAGGCGTTCGAGGAAGTCGGCGATGCTGTCGCGCGTGATATCTCGATGGAAGTAATGAGCAGGGCGTCGCGCGTGAGCAATGAGCTCACGAATGCAACGGCATTCGTGTTGCGCGGCTCTCGAAGCGGTCGGAAGTATCTGATCCCCGGAACGCGGAAGCATTACATGGCATCGGCACCCGGCGAGCCCCCGGCAGTTCGCACCGGCGCATATCGCGCGAGCTTCAAGCCGAAGGAAGAGTTTGAGGCGCAAGGCGGGAATGATTTCACCGCGCATTCTCGCACAGATAGCGATCTGATGGTCGGGAAGTACAACCTCGGAAGGATTCTCGAAGAGGGCGCTCCGAGGGCGCATATCGCGCCGCGCCCGCATGCTCAGAAGATCGTGGATCGCGCGATGCCGAATGTCTTGATGATTTACAAGAAACCGTACAAGGCGGGGTGATGATGGATGATCGAGGAAGTCGTGTGCGGGGCGCTGCAAGCGTCCGCGGCGCTCTCTGGCCTCGCAAAGTATGGTGGCAAACCGGCGATCTTCTATGCTACGGCTGCGAATGATCAGGATGCGCAATGGGCGGGAAACCAGTATCCCCGGTGCGTGTATGTGATCGGGTGGAGCAATAGCACGGATCGCGTCAAGGCTGGGCAGCTCTTGGTGGATATCATCTCGAACAACATGAACGATGCGCCAGAAGATATCGCGGAAGCTCTCGCGGCTGAAATGTCGGAGCTGTTCGTGTCTGCTGGCGAGCAAACCTATTGCATCGTCTGGAAGCAATCGGATCAGTTCTCGGTGGGCAGCGGCGAAGAGCCGAAGGCTTATGGCGTAACGATCACGTTCCAGATGATGGCGTTCCCGAAGATCGAGGTTCCCGTGCCGGATGTGGTGAAGGGCATCGGGAATTGGATCAAGGCGCAGTTCTCGCAGGTCAAGGTGATCGGGCAGGATGAGCTGGGCGCGGCGTGGCGGGCAACCGATGCATCTCCGGCATGCTATGTGAGGCTCGAAGGCATGGCAATGCCAGTCAGGGCTACGTATGCGTGTGCATGGCTGAATGGCAACTATGCGATTCATATCATCTGCCCAAGTCAATCGGAGCGAATCAAGCTGCTCACCCAACTCGCGAACCTCATGGCACTTGAGCAATCGATTCTTTTAGAGGATCGGTCGCCGTTCATGATGCAAAGGCTCGCGCTCAGGGCGGGCGCTGATCCGCTGGCGGATGGGCAGATGATCGTATCGGGCGAGTATGGCGTACTCAGGCCAACGCCTACGGAACCGGTACTGCAAAACATCATCGTCAGGAAGGAGTAACGGGCCGATGGCAAAAGAAGTGAAGGATGATGCTGCGATCGTGGAAACCACGCCGGTGGCGGAGGCATCCACGTATGTAGCGAGCGAGCTGATCGAAAACCACAAGGCATTCGACCAGCCGAAGGAGTGTGTGAGCGCGGCGCTCAAGTGCGCGGGAATCAAGCGGGCGACGTTCGATGAGGCGAAGGCCGCGATCGACAAGTTCATGAGGAAGGTGATCAGGTAATGGCGGGTATCTTTTTCACGGCGGGTGAGACGAAGAAGCGTCCCGGCGTTTTCCAGCGGTATGAGCAGGGTGTTTCTTCGCTCTACTCCGGCGCGCAGGATGGCGTGGTTGCGGCGCTGATCGGGGCCAATTGGGGCGAGCTGGGCAAGGTCTATGAGATCGGCAGCGAACCCGGCGAGGCGGAATCGGCGTTCGGCAGCGGCGATGGCGTGGATGTGATCAATGAAATCTTCAACGGCGGCGCGAAGAAGGTCTATGGTGTTCGCGTCGGCAGCGGCGGTACGAGCGCAACGGCGATTCTCAAGGATACCACCGCCACTCCGGTAAACGCGGTCAACGTCACGGCGAAGTACGTTGGAAATCGTGCGTTCAAGTTCCTGCTCCGGGCGGTTGTCGGCGATGCGATGCTCAAGGAATTCGTGCTGAGCGAAGGCGGTGTGGTGCTCGAAAAGATCAGGTTCGCGGTGTCGACGTCCGGCGAAGTTGATGCGCTGATCGCGGCTGGCGCGAATTCCGCATACCTCGTTTTCGCCAAGTCGAGCGGGTATTCCGGCACTGGCGCGTTGGCGGTGGTGTCCACGGAAACCGCATTCACGGCGGGAACTGATCCCACGATCACCACGGCGAGCTATTCGGCGGGCATGCTGGTGGTCGAACCCTACCGGTTCAATTCCATCTGCGTTGATACTGTGGATACGGCAGTTCATGCGCTGCTCACAGCATACTTGAGCCGTGTATACCAGGATGGCAAGACCGGATTCGCGGTGGTCGGCGAACCCGTATCGGTGGCGTTGGCGACGCGGCAGAGCAATGCGGCAGCGTTCAACAGCTACAACGCGGCCTATGTCGGCGGCGGCTGGTATGACAGCTCCAACAAACTGTTCGATGGGTTCCTTGCGGCGGCCCGGATCGCGGGCATGATCGCGGCGACGCCCTCGAACAAGGCGATCACCCACAAGGCGATCGCTGGCGCGGTCAGCGCGGCGGAAAAGCTCACCAACTCGCAGTTCGAAACGTGCATCAGCAAGGGCATGATCACGTTCTCGGAATCCCCGTCCGGCACTGTATGGGTCGAGCAGGGCATCACGACCCTGATCAGCCCGTCCGGTAATGATGATGCGGGCTGGAAGAAGATCAAACGCTCGAAGGTGCGTTTCGAGCTCTTCGATCGCGTCAATGACACGGTGGCCCCGCTGATGGGTCAGGTCAACAACAATGCCGATGGCAGGGCGGCGGTGATCCAGCTTGTGAACGGCGTGCTGCTCGCAATGGCGAATGAGGGCAAGATCGAAACCGGCTACGAGGTGATCGAGGATTCGAGCAACCCGGCGACCGGCGAGAGCGCGTGGTTCCTGATCGGCTTTAAGGATGTGGATGCACTCGAAAAGGTGTACCTCGTCTACAAGGTCGGCGGATTCGCGCCGAAGGCGTAAGGAGGGCGGTAACTTATGGATAAGATGCTTGACCCCCGTCATGTAATGACGGGCAAGGATGGGCAGGTGTTCATTACCCTGTCTGATGGAACCCAGTTGTTTCTGGCTGAGGTGGATACCTTCGAGGCTCAGCTCAACATCCAGAATACCGATTTGCAGCCGGTCGGCTCGATGCAGGTGTTCGCTGTGCCTCAGTCGTTCACCGTGTCCCTGAGCATGTCCGAGGTCGTGGTGCGTGAGGATGTTATTCTCAAGCCCCTGTATGATGCCTTGAGGAATGGCTATGTGCCGTACTTTGAGATTTGCGGCAAGCTCAAGCGTCCGGCTGATGGAAAGTACGACCGGCAGGTGTTCCGCAACTGCTTGCCCGATGGTCAGATCAACCTCATGAGCATCCAGCCGGGCGAGATCGTGAAGCGCCCGTGGCAGTTCCGCGTCAATGCGATGCCGGAGCTCATGGAGTACCTGCCGACGATCGGCTAAGTAATAAAAGGAGGATAGCGCAATGGCTAAGGAAGAAGCGAATCAGGACATGGAAGAAATTGGCATGACGAACGAGGAAATCTTGATGAACGAAAACGACCTTATCGCGGGCCTTCTCACGGCGGCGGGATTCAAGGATGATGAAACGCTCCGGAAGAAGGTTCAGATCAAGCGGAATGGCAAGGTGCTGTTCGAGTTCCGCGTCCGGCCTCTGGAAGAAGAGGAAACGCAGGAAATCCGCAAGAGCTGCACGAAGTATGCGGCGAACCCCGCTGGTCGGCATCTGCCGAAGATCGAGGTCGATACCAATTTCGTGCGGCTCCGCTCGAAGAAAATCTATGAGGCGACGGTCGCCGAGGATTGCGCTATCCTTTGGGACAACCCGGCGATCAAGAACAAGCTCAAGTGCCTCGATCCGCTGGATGTGATCGATCAGGTCTTGATGGCGGGCGAGAAGGATGCTGTCGTGGATGTGATCGACAGCATCAGCGGCTACGGTCAGAGCGTAGAGGATTACGCAAAAAACTAATCGAAGCGGGCGGTCGTGCTTACGTACTGCACCGAATCTGGCAAAGAACGGGTGTGCTCCCGAGTAAGGTGTTGAGCCTTCCACCGGGCGAGCGCGCTTTTATTTTTGCGTCGGAAGTCGTGCAGATCGATTACGACAACAAGCATCCACCTATGCGGCTTTAAGGCGGTGTTGCCCGCGTCATGGAGAATTCTGTGGCGCGGGCATTTCGGCGTGTCCTAGGGCCGTTTTAATGCGTTTTAATGCACCGTGGAAAGGGAGGTGATGTGCGAAGTGGAAACGGTGGTTATCGAGATTCAAAGTCGGTATAAGGATATGACCGGCGCGGGCATCAAGGAAACCAGCGTGAAGGTGAACCAGTTCGCGCAGAGCGTCGAGAAGGCTGAGAAGGAAACCAAACAGGCATCGGCCGGCGCGGATAAGTTCACGCAGAGCGTCCTGAAGATGCAAGCTCAGAGCAAAAAAGCTACGGTTGATCTCGCTGATCTCGCTCAGAAGGCGAAGAGCATCGCGAGCAAGGCGATCTCGATCCCGGTGAAGGTTCTGGATTACGCCACGAAGCCGCTTCGGGGCATCTTCAATTTCATGACCAGCATCAGGGGCGTGATCACCACGTTCCTCGCGGGTCAGGTGTGGAACAAGGCAATCAGCGGGCCGCTTGCGCTCGCGGATGCGTACAAGAGTGCGTTCATCGGCTTTCAAACGCTGTTCAAATCTCAGGATCGGGCGCAGAAGATGATGAACGATCTGGATACGTTCGCGCGCACAACCCCGTTTAAAACTTCCGGCGTGATCGCTCAGTCGCAGAAAATGCTGGCGATGGGCTGGAACCCAGATAACATCATCAAGGATATGAAAACGATCGGCAACGCGGCGGCGGCAACTGGCAAGGGCGATGAGGGCCTTGAGAGGATTTCGCTGGCGCTCTCGCAGATCAAGTCGAAAGGCAAGCTGTCCACCGAAGAGCTGAACCAGCTCGCGGAGGCTGGTATCGGTGCGAAGCGGTACATCGCGGAAGGGCTCGGGCTGGGCTCGGATGATAAGTCGCTGCAGAAAATGACGAAGCTGTTGGAAGGCGGCAAGATCGGCGCGGATCAGGCGATAGGGTACATCCTCAAGGGCATGGAAGAATACAACGGCATGATGGAGAAAACCTCGAAGGAAACGCTGTCGGGCATCAAGTCGAACCTTGAGGACACGTTCGAGATCAATATCTTCCGCAAGTGGGGCCTCGGGCTGCAGGAAGGTGCGAAACAAGGGCTGGGCGTGTTGGTCGATCTGCTCGACAAGAATCAGGATAAGCTATCGGCGCTGGGCGATCAGTTCCAGAAGGTCGGCTCGGAAATCTCGCTCTATCTGGCGGATAAGGTCAAGGCGGCGGCGGATGCGTTCATGGAGCTCTCGCAGAATGCGGACTTCCGCAAGGCGAATGTGTTCGGCAAGATTTCGATGGCATGGGATAAGATCGTCGCGAAGCCGTTCAGCGAATGGTGGGGCGGCGCGGGCGGCGAGGCGTTCAGGAAGAAGGCAGATGAGCTCGGTCAAAGCCTCGGGAATTCGATCGCTCAGGGCGTCTTTAAGGGCATTAAAGGCCTGTTCGGGAATGCGGCGAAGCTCATCCCGGGCGGTCAGGGCGCGGATGCGCTTTCATGGCTCTCGGGCGGTCTACTGCTCAAGGGCGCGCAAGGGCTGGGCATCACGAAACTGCTGGGCAAGGCTGGCGGAAAGCTGCTCGGAGGCGGGGCGGCGGCTGGCGCCGAGGGCGCGGCGGCTGGTGTTTCGCTCGGTACGGCGGCAACGGTGGGTGGGTTCGCGCTGGGCGGCGTTGGTTTGGTCGGCGCGATCAATGACATGAAAGAGGCGGCTCAGACCATCAACAATAAAACCCGGCAGGATTACATGGTCGAGGGCGCAACGAAAGCGGGCATGGTGGCGGCTGGCACGGCACTGGGCGCGGCGATCGGCTCGATCATCCCCGGTCTCGGTACATTGATCGGGGCGGCGGGCGGCGCGGCTGTCGGTGGCCTCGGCTCGCTGATATTCGGTGGAGGGCTGGGCAAGGCGATTTCTGATGCGGCTGATGGTACGGCGAAATTGCATGAGCTGAGCGAAGCGGCGAGCGGCGCAAAGAAGAAGGTCGATGAGGCGCACAGCGCCGCGTCGGATTTCAAAACGTTGGTCGATCAGTATAAGCAAGTGAATTTCATCATCTCGCTCGCGGAAGCGGGGACGAACCCCGCTGTGGAGAAGGGGCTCGCGGATAAACTCACTGAGATTCAGACGCAAGCTGCGAACATCGAAGCGAAGCTCAAGGATGGCGGGCTGAATAAAACCGATAAGGCTACGCTGCAAGGCGAGCTTGATGCGTTCAACCTGCAGGAGATCACGATCAAGGCGGTGCTGGGCCAAACACTTGATGAAACTCAGAAGACCAAGCTCACAGATCGGATCACCGAGCTCGAAAAAGAGCAGGTCGAGGTCGATGCGAAGCTCAGCGATACGTCGAGCACACTCACGGAGAGCGAGAAGTCCACGCTGAACACCAAGAAGGTCGCGATCGAAGCTGAGCTCACCGGGCTCAAGGCGGCGGTCGGAACGCTGGACACTACGGATATTGATGGCGAGCTGGCGGCGCTGCAAGCTGATAAGCAATTCTTGCTCAATGTCAAAAAGGGCTCGGATACGCTGGACGATAGCACCCGGAAGATGGTCGATAAGGCGCTCTCAGATATCAACATCGCAGAGCTTACGTTGAACCTCAAGGCGTCCGGGCTCTCGGATCAAGAGGTGCAGGCGTACAAAGACAAGATCGCTGGGCTCGGATCGTCTATGATCGAAGCGTCGAATGGCTTGCTCACTCAGTACGACCTTGAGCATCAAAAGATGGATGTAACGATCGACAAATTGAATACCATCTTAAAGCTCAAAGAGCAAGAGGCGAAGATCGCGGATGCCGATCTGATGCAGAACGTCTACAATAACCGGGGCAATTACAAGAGCTATGAGGATAAGCTCAGCTCTCAGGAGAAGGAATATGAGGGGAACTACGCTGAGGCGGATAAGTACATGGGCATGTATGATCAGCTCGGATCGTTGCAAAGCCAGATCAAAGATGCTCAGGCGCAGAATAAGCTAAACGGCGTAGATTCCGATAGCCTGAATGATTTCGGGCTCACCGATGATCAGACGGATAAGTTCAACAAGATAATCTATGATCTCGGGCAGAAGAACCCGTATCTCAGCGGGGGCATGGATAATCCTCGCGCGATCATGGATGGCCTTCTCGGAGAGGGCTCTCCCCTGCTCGGGCAAGTGCTCGCGGAAGCGCAGAAGTACAATCTGAGCGCAACACAGGGAACGGAGCAGTATTACAATACGCAGGGCGAATATGGGAATCTCTATGGGAATGAGCTTGACATGATCCAGCGGAACCTTGAGCACCGGTATGGTGGCACGTATCAAGAGCTGTCGGGCAAGTTCTTCACAGGGTCGAATTCGGATCGCAATGCGTTCGTGAAGATGCTGCAAGGGATCAATGCGCTGGGCGATACGTTCTCGGGCCTCGATGATGGGTTCAAGTTCACGGGCGACAAGATCGTGGAGAGTTTGAAACCGTTCGTCACGGGCGATGTGGTTCAGGCGTTCGCGGGCAGGACGAAGGTCAATGGCACCGATCCCCTCTCGCTGCTCAACAACTACATCATCGATCTCGCTGGGCAGGGCAAGAGTGGAATCTTCGAGGCAGATAAAGCGAGCGTCACAGACGTATCCGGGAAGATCAGCGGCGGAACGGCAACCAAAGATGAAGTCAAATCGATGCAAGGCACATTGAGCCGATATGGGTATCTGCCGGAATCGGGCATCGATGGCTTGAATGGCCCTAAAACCCAAGCGGCATTAAAGAAGTTCCAGGACGATATCAGCTCGGGCAAGCTCACGCTCGATACGCTCCCGGATAGCGTGACGAAGGCAACCGGCTCGATCGATGGTATGACCACGGCGGCGAGTGCGTTCGTGTCGTGGATCAATGGGAACCTCGGAGGCGGCTCTACGAATCCGGGCGGAAACACAAGCGGCGTAACGGGTCATGATGCGGGCGCTGGCGCTGGGCCGGGAACGGGTAATAGCAATGGCGTTGCGGGTACGATTGCGTCGGCTGGCGATGCGATGAGCTCAGCGGCTTCGGATTTCGCTGCAAAGGCGGCGAGTGCGGCGGCATCTACGGGCTCGCTCTCCACGAATGCAAGCGGTGCATCGTCGCAGCTCAATGTGTTCCAGCAAAAGCTGGCGAACCTCAAGTTCCCATCTGGCGGAGGCGGAACAAGTGCTGGGGCTCAGCATGAAGTACCAAAAGCGAATGGCGGCATCACCAGCAGCCCGGAGCATGCGCTCATCGGCGAGGATGGCCCGGAAGCGATCATTCCTCTGAGTGAGAAGCGCAGAGGGCGCGGCATGTCGCTCTGGAAGGCTGCAGGTGCGGCGCTGGGCGTGAGGATGTATGCTGATGGCGGTATCGTCGGAGGCGATGCTCCGGCCCCTCAGAGCGCAGGTGCGGCGGTGAGTTTGGGCGGCGTCAATGTCAAGTTCGAGATTCATGGTGGCGGCGATTCGGCGAGCGTCGTGGAAGCGATCAAGGAAAAGATGGATGAGGTCGCGAATGCGGTCGCTGAGAATATCGCTGGCAAGCTGGAAAAATCCTATTCGAACATGCCGGTTGCGGAGGGATAGAGAATGGCGATCAAGGTGCTCGATACCTCTACCGGGGCAACGTTCACGTTCCCGATCACCCCGTCGCAGGTTAGCATGGCTTATGCGGGGAGATTCACGGATTTCAATCTCACATCTGGCGATGCGAAGCTGCCGAATGGCAAGGAAGTAACGGAAATCTCGTTTAATGGCTTGCTCCCCGGCCCGAACCGGGGAGCGGCCCCTTTCATCATCAGCAGCGTGACGCCCTCGGTGGCGGCGGAGCTCTTTGTGAAGTGGGCAGGGAATGGTATCAAGCTCAGGCTCACGATCGAAGGGACGGGGTTCGATGATTCGGTGTATTTGCAGAACTTTAAGCCGACATATGGCGGCGGGTTCGGCGATATCTCGTATGATCTGACGTTCATCACAGCGCGCGATATCATCGTGTATAAGACGGGCTACACGGGCTCGGGTAGGCCGGAATCCACTACACCGACGAGGATCACGTACACCACAAAAACCGGTGAAACGCTCTATGGCATCTCGAAGAAGGTCTACGGCAATGGGAAGTATTGGAGCAAAATCTACAACGCGAATAAGAGCCTGATCAAGAATAAGAATCAGAAACTTCCGGGCGGAATTGTTCTGGTTCTTCCGTAAGGCGGTGAGCAGATGAGCGATGGCGTGAACATCTCTGGGAACAAATATTCGTTAATCGCAATGCTCAATGATGGCGCTCAGCTCGATCTGACACCGGCGATAGCTGATCTGAGCTGGGCGGATCAGCGCGGCGAGGTTGCTCAGCGAGCGACGGTTTCGCTCGCGCGCGCGGCGGTCGATGGTGGCGGATACCTGAACGAGAGGATCGGCCTCTGCACTCAGATGAGCGTTTTCGGGAATGGGGAGGAAGCTCTTCGCGGCATTGCGTGGGATTGGGAGTATGATCAGTCGAATTCAAAGCTGATCACGCTCACGGTCTATGATCGATTCATCTATGCGCAGAAGAACAAGGATAATTTCTATTTCAGTAAGAACCAGAAAACGGCAACCATTTTGTCGGCGATCTGCTCTCGATGGGGAATCAAGCTGGATTATCAATGGGAAACCGAATACAAGCATGAAAAGACGATCTATCGCGGGAGCACGCTCGCTGATTGCATCCAGAAAACGCTGGAAACGGCGCGGCTCAGAACCATGAAGAAGTATGTGGCGATCTTCGATAAGGATACGCTCAGGATCACCTACCCGGCGACGAACAGCGATATCTATGTTTTTCAAGATTCGACGGGGCTCACACATAAAATGTCGATGGATTCGCTGGTTACTCGCGTCGTGATCACCGGCAAAGAGAAGAAGGGCAAAATTCCGGTCGTGGTTCATGTCGAGGGCGATACAAGCTATGGTGTGCTGCAAGAGCTTGTGGCAAAGGGAAGCATGTCTGAAAAGAAGGCGCTGCGCGAGGCTCGCGATATCTTGAATGAGCGCGGCGCGCCATCGAATTCGATTCAGCTCCCGGCGCCGGATATCCCATCGCTCCGCAAAGGGCATCGGATCAAGGCGGTGTGCGGGACGCTGAATGGGTATTACATCGTGCTCGGTGTCACGCATAGCGCGTCGAGCCGGATGATGGTTATGGAAATCGAGCCGGAATGAGGTGAGGCGCGGCATGAACAATAGCAATGGTATCAACCACCTCGCCCGCGTCATGCAGAAGCGGGTGAAGGATATCACGGACACGCCGGAGCCAATCGATTTCGCGACGGTCAGGAGCGCGGACACCGTCCGGGTGGATTCGTATGAGCTGGATATGCCGCTTGATGATCTGGTACGCATGAAGGGCTCTCCGAGCTTGTCGGTCGGGGACCGGATCGCGATCGCGTATGTCGGCGATGATATCTTGCTGCTGGGCGTATTGGAGGAATGATCATGGGTTTGTACCCTGTATTCGAGACACCGAGCATCGTGGAGGATACCGTGGCTCAGCCGGTGTTTAGGCAATCGCTGGCATTCGATCAGAAAACCGGCGATCTGCTGATCGATGGATCGGGCAAGCCGGTGCTCGCGAACGGGCATGACACATGGATTCAGTGGTGTACCAAAGTCCTCGGAACCGAGCGCTCAGAAATGAGCGCATATTCGGATGCTATCGGCGTCGAGTTTATCTCCGCGATGGAGCAGCCTACGCGGGCGGCGCGAGAAGCGATGCTTGAGAGAACGATCAAAGAGGCGTTGATGGCTGATCCTTCGAAGCGCACCGCTGATGTGCGGTCGTTTGCGTATTCGTGGGAGGATGATCATGTCGAGGTGTCGTTCGAGGTGATCGGATCGGATGGGTATACCGGCGAAATCTCGGTCACGGCATGAAGGTGGTGAGCTGATTTGGCAGATATCAAGGATTTCGTGGAGCCTGATTTCCTGAGCGGTCAAAGCGTCGAAGTGATCATGGCGCGCATGCTGGCGCTGCTCCCGGACACGCTCGATAAATCTGAGGGCGGTATAATCTGGGATTTGCTCTATCCTGTCGCGTTCGAGAAAGCTCAGGCGATTGAATTTACGCTGCTCGAAGCGGTGAAAAACATGTTCCCGATGTGGGCGTATGGCGATATGTTGGATTACCACGGCAGCGTGAGGTCGATCGAGCGCAAGGCGGCGGTCGCGGCGACGGGTTCGGTCAAGTTCTATGGCAGCGATGGCGTGATCATCGAGGCGGGAACGGTGCTCATGACAACGCCCGCGAAGTATGGCGAGGAAAGCATATCGTTCCAGACAACCCAGGCTACTACGATCTCGGGTGGAACGGCGAGCGCGGCGATCAAGGCGCTTGTCGCGGGCGCATCTGGTAACGTGGCAGCGGGCTCGATTAACCGGTTTGATGATGCGCCGGATGGCGTTACGGCGGTCACGAATACGGCGGCGACCTCGGGCGGCTTGGATGAAGAATCCGATGATGATTACCGCGATCGGATCGTGGATTATGATCAGTCGGTCGGAACCCTGTTCGTGGGCTCCGCCGCTGATTACCGGCGCTGGGCGCTGGAAGTGGATGGCGTGGGCAGCGCGTCGGTCGTTCCGGCAAGCGATGGTTCCGGCGTCGTGAAGATCGTCATTCTGGATACCAGCAGCAATCCAGCATCTACTGAGCTGTGCGAAGCGGTGTACAACTACATCATGCGGCCCGACAATGAGTATATGCGAAAAGCTCCCATTGGCGCTCAGCTCACAGTGGTATCCCCTACTGTTCAGAGCATATCGATCGCTGCTACGCTCTCGATCAACAGCACGACGAGCCTTGCGGCTGTGAAGGCTGATTTCCTCGAACTCATCGCGGATTATTATGCTACGATCACGGATGGTATCGTGCGGTATAGCAAGATTGGGCAGCTCATCATGAGCATCGATGGCGTGATCGATTATAGCAATTTGCTCGTCAGTGGTGCCGCTGCGAATGTCACGATCAGCAGCAGCAACATAGCGGCATCTGCAGATTCGGCGGTGGTGTTCGCAGTATGAATTACACTTCTGATACGATTGCGAGCGTCATAACGAGCGAAGCGGCGCTCAGGGCGCTCGATTATATCTCGCCCGTGTATTCGGAGGCGGAAACCTTTTTAAAGGTTTTAAACGCCGTTTGCAGCGAATTGGATGGCATCGTGGAGTTCGCTGAAGGCGTAAGCGCTGAGATGATCCCGAATGAGACTACGTGGGCGCTCCCGTATTGGGAAAAGGAGTATGGGATTACCCCGGGTATCAGCGCGGTGGCAGATCGCAAAGCGAAAGTCATGAAGCGGATCACAGAGAAAAGCCCTGCTAACCCGGCTCGGCTCCGTGCATTGGCAGAACAGCTTTCGGGCGGATCGGCAAGGATCGTCGTTGATGTGGCGGAAAAGAAGATCACCGTCTATCTATCCGCGGCATACAGCGCAAGTGTGAAGAAGATCGTCGAAGATGAAATATCGCGGCGCAAACCGGCGCATCTCTCGCTTGAGGTGGAATTCGAGCAAAGTACGAGCGCTTCGGTTGCGCTCATTGGCTATTTCGCTTATGGGCGGAAATTCTCGATGGGGCAGGTGAATTGATGTGGCATTTGAGCGGTTCTATCTTACCAATCTTGGAACACAATATCTTGCTCTCGCTCAAGCTGGATCGAAACTGGTGATCACGAAAGCGCAGATCGGCACTGGATTTCTCGGTACGGGCGAATCGTCGGTTAGCCGCACAGCGCTCATAACGTATCTCAAGGATTGCCCGATCCAGAGCAAGCAGTCGTCGGGCAACACTGTGAACGTCACGATGCAGTTCGTCAACACAGACGGAGCAGGCAACGTCCTTGATCCCTTCTGGTGGGCTGAGGTCGGGCTTTTTGCGAAGCTGGATAACGACCCGGATCACCCGGAAATTCTGTTCGGCTATGCGAACGCGATGGATCAAGCGCATGCAGATTACATTCCCGGGACGCTCATGGAATTCCTTTTCGTCATGGCGATCAATGCGCAGAACGCGGCGGACAACATCGCTATTGATATCACCGCGCCGGTGCTGTACTTGGCAACGGATGGTGATGGAAGCAAGGTCACATCCGAAGTTACAGAGGAAACGAGCGCATCGGTCATCGATCTCGCATCGGGGAATACTATTAAGAGACTTTTCGGGAAAATAAAAAAACTGATCGCCGCCGCCGCTGCGGCATTGCAGATGATCGCAGCGAAGCAGGCAACTAACTTGATTACTAACGGCAACATGACCAGCACGACCGGGTGGTCTGCGAATGACGGCACCATTTCCGCAGCGGGAAACATACTGACGCTGACTGGATCTGGTACAAACCTATTGCCGGGCGTATATCAAGCATTGGCATTGGTCGCGAACCATAAATACTACATCTCCGCCAGGGTCAGGGCGCGCACTTCATTATGTGGCAGCATTTTGATGTACCTTAGCGGAAACGGAGTAGCGATCGAGGGTCCGAGACAACTAACACCTGCGAACGGGACTGAGTACTTGATCAGCGGGGTGGCGACGCTCGGCACCACGCTACCGACAGGCCTATACGCCTGGTATAACTACGGCAATGCTGCGAACGCGAACGGTGCCCAGTCCGATCTTTGGGGTGTTATGGTCCTTGACCTTACCGAAATCTTTGGCGCAGGTCACGAACCTACTGCCGCCGAAATGGACGCTTATCTTGCAATCTGGCCCAACAGATGGTTTGATGGCACGGTATCTTTGTCGGCAAAGGCGAACAAGGTAACGAATCCCGTGGCCGGCAACTTTGCCGGGCTGGATGCGAACGGGGACCTGACCGACAGCGGCAAGAAGCCGGGGGATTTCGCGGCGTTGGTTCACAACCACTATTACGCGGGCAGCTCATCCCAAGGCGGAGATGCTGCAAACGCGCTCTCGCTCGGTGGGGTCGCTGCAGCGCAATATCCTACGCTCACAGGCAATCAGGCACTCACCAACAAAACGTATAATGGCTATACGCTCGGGGCTGCGTGTGCGAAAGCGGTCGATACAACCCCGGCGAATGGTAGTGCGAACCTGATCACTTCGGGCGGCATGTTCACGGCGCTCGCAGGCAAGGCGGCGGTCGTGGCGAGCGCAACTTCGGGCAACTTTGCAGGCCTAAATGCGAGCGGCGGCCTCATCGATAGCGGAAAGAAGGCAGCGGATTTCATTGCCGCCAGTTCGGTTCGCATCGTCAACGCATGGGCGGACATTGGCATCCAGAACAAAACCTCGGTCATCGGCACCGTCACCGCCAAATTCTACGGGCAGTATGTTGACCTCCGTATCAGCGTGAGGATTTGTAGCAACGTGGCGGACGAGACGTTCGTCCTATTTTCCCTCAAAAATGGATGGATCGACGTCTTGTATTTACTGGGGATCAATTCGATTACATGGGACCCCTCACGGGCATATTGCCAGGTTATCACTCCGACTGAGAATTACCCAGCAAACGCGCCGATCGACAGTTTCCTAGGTTATATGCTGACAGTATACGTGGAAACTAACGGGGACTGTAAAATATGCAGGCGATACACCCCCGCAGGTGACCTCGGCGCATGGCCGTTGAGTATGGTCCAGTTCGCCGCTGGAAACCACCTGGAAATCGAAGTTATCGGCGCAACGTTTACATGATTTGAGGTGAGACTATGAACGTGTGGCGGCAAATTGATCCCAACACAGGTATGTTCACCGGCTTGATGAGCTATGAACAGCCGGTTCTTGACACTGGCGAGCCCGATCCGGTTTATATCGGTGATCCTATCACGTCTGACCTCTGGTGGCCGCGCTGGGATGGTACACAATGGGTTGAGGGCCGGACGCCGGAGGAAGTCGCTTTTCTCAAGGCACACGCGCAGCCCACGACACCGACACCGACGCCGGTGGAGCGCATTGCTGCACTTGAGGCAGCGATGCTCGAATTGATCCTTGGAGGTGGTACGGTTGGTTGAGTTTCTGGCGTTGCAGGTTTTGATGGGCAACCTGACAAACGAGAAGATACCCACGCGCTACAAGGATGCCGTGCTGGCAAGGGTAGCTGAGCTAAGTACAGCCGAGGTGCAATCATGATCCGCACAACGTTCTTTTCGCAAGGGCGCGTCGATGCGTACCTGATCTGCTGCGATGGCGAATACGGTTGGGTGGACAGCGGTACGCGCGGAAACGGCCTGAAATGCGTCGATCTTCTGAACAAGCTGCAGGTCAAAAAGCTGCGATGGGTGATCGGGACTCACGCGCACAAGGATCACATCGGCGGGCTTGCGGCAGTCATAAAAGCCTTTAATCCCGATGAAGTGATCATCCCCCACGACCGCGTTCGGCAGCAGGTGATCAAGTTCGCTGCGAAGGGCAGCGAGCGCGCGGCAGCGGAGGCGGCGCATTACCGGATCGTGAAGCCGGGCGATGAATTCACGCTCGGATCGGCGATCTTCAAGGTGGTGGGGCCGTTCACCATCCGCAAGATCGCGCCGGGGCTGCTCTCGGAGAATTACAACAGCCTCATCATCAAGGCGATCGACAAGAGCGGGAAGTTCGCGCTGCTCA